ATTTTAAAAATTTTAAAAAACAAAATAAAAAACTTACATTATTACATAACTCTTTTTATAATGAACTTAATTGTGACATTGTCACATTACAATCTGCTTCGGCAGATGAATTTGAGCCATTAAATTTATCTTGGCTCAAAATACCAGATTTCTTCAAATTGAAAGAAATTTTGGTTAATTTAGTAGGTACAGAACATGTTGACGATACTATAAAACTAATGGAGGATTTGTTCCTTTTTGCCAGATTATTATTTAAATCTGATGGTATTAGTGACTATTTTGTAGCTATTATGACCTTTGTCAAACTCAGACTGGGTGACAAACCTCTTTTAAACTCTAAAATTTGGAAATTTTTAACTGAGTATTTTAAAAACGGTGAGGAACAACAACAGGTTGATATGATAGATGGTTCCCGACGATTATTGAGTAGTTGGGAAGCATTTAGGCAATCTAAATTATATGAAAAACTTTCCGGTTTGTTCCTTTATGTTTTATCCTTTGTTTTTAAAGTTAACAAAGATGTAGAGATTAAAGTTTGGCATATCGACGAAATGCGTCGTGAGTATTTAGCTAATAATTACCACATTGACGCATCATTCTTTTATACTTTGATTGATACTGCTACTTTTGTGGCAGAGAGAGGTAGACAATATTTTGCCACAGGAACTATAGACAGTCTTCTACATAGCCCTAAAGGTTATGAGGATTGGTATACTGAAGTTACAAAACTTATTAGACAATATAGGATCAGTAATGGTCTTAACATTGTTGAACCTCATGATATATGTGTGGTCCAGTGGTTAGATCAGGCTGAAAAAGCTCTGACCAAAGCTGGACAAATACTCAAACACAAAGATTCTCTAGACAAAATCACGGTTAGATTAGTTAGAGAAGTTTCTGAACGTCTCGATATGATGTACTGTGATTATATAAATTCAGAAGTTGGTAGTAAATTTAAAGTTCCTGCTCTTGGAATCCTTATTTATGGGAATTCTGGAGTGGGTAAAACCTTTATAACAGAGATTATATTTAAGATTACTGGTCTTACGTTAGATAAACCTGTGTCTGATGAGTATAAATTTGTTTTTGCACCAACTGACAAATTTTACACAGGTCTTAAAACCAAAAAGTATTTCGCATTGTTTGATGAGATAGGTGCTTTAAACCCTAAGAAAGCTCAAGAAGATCCTTCTGTTATAGAACCTATTAGGGCTGTTAACCCAGCTCCTCAAACTCCACCACAAGCTGAATTAGCTTTAAAAGGTATGATTCCTACTAATTTTGATGTAGTTTGTGGTACTACTAATGTTAAAGACTTAAATGCATCACATTATTTTACATGCCCTAGTGCCGTTCAAAGACGTTTCAAGTATGTTATAACTGTCGAAGTAAAACCACAGTATGTTATCGAGGGGAGATTAAGTATTCCTAATGACTATGAACCAAAAGGTTTTGATGATTTTTGGATATTTACTATTGAACAATCTTCTCCTAGATTATACAATGCTGAGAAGAAGTTTTATCCTAATTGCACCTATAAGTGTGTTTTAAAAACTGATTCTATATATGAAATGATCAATTGGTACAGAGATGCTCTATTAGAACATAAGAGCATGGAGACTAAAATGTCCACTAGTGTTGATGTTATGCGTTCTATGGAAATTTGTAAAGGATGTCTAAGACCCCCTTCTGATTGTACGTGCGACATTGTAAATCAGTCTGAACTTACTAATGTTGACATAGAATATAAAGCCGTTTTCCGTACTAGTCCCATACGAGTGATGGACAAAAGAGACAAACGTAGAATAAAATTATTAAAAGCTATACAACCTATTTGGCGTAATGGTGAAACTTGCCAGAATTGCAATGAAGGTGAGATTGGAAAAGATCATTTTTGTAAAAGTTGTAAGATGGTTGATCAATGTTGTCACCAGAGATGCCATTGGGTTGGCAAAACCACGAAGGTTATTTTTCCTAATAGTGTAGTTTTCACTTGTCCATATCATACATGTACAGAAGATCCCGTCCCTCTATGGCCTGATAGTGCCTTTTACTATTATGAGCCCATTTTTGTATGGGAGCAATCTGATTTTATTTTAGAAGATCCTCTCGTTGTTGCTCATAGAGAAATGGAGGGAGCAAATAGTATTGAAGAATTAAATCGTATCTATAGGCAGAATGCAAGAAGATTTCATCCTGATAGAGGAGGTTCAACTTCTAGATTTCAAATATTTAAAGATGCTTATGACACTATTAAGAATCGATTTTCACCTTCAAATTTGTTTAATTTGAGAGGTGAATGGATGAAATACAATAATAGTTTCATGGGAATTTTTGCTGTTACTGCTACATTTTATTGTGGTTTATTTTGGATAATTATGTTATATCTCAATTATAAATCTGCTAAGTTTGTTGCCTCTAAATTATGTTCTTATTATGGGAGACCAGCATCTATTTTGTATTGGATTTATTTATTTATGGCAAAAATTTCATGGGATAACCATATATTCCGTTATATACAATTCGTGTTATTAGATAAGATGTCTTCCTTTTTGGATGATGCTACAATCGAATATATTTTTAAAACGTCTAATAATGCGTTGAATTGCATGTCGAGAGGGGGTTATAAGGCCCTTACTTGGATAAAACAGCCTAAGAACTTGATAGGTATTTGTGCTGTTTTACTCGTTATGAAGACTGCCTATGAATTATTTAGGACTCAAGAGCAAAGTTCATTAGATAAATACGCAGAACCTCCGAGGAAATTGAATTTGGAAGTATCCCCCAACTGGTACACACAAGAAGTGGATACTAATTCCCTGAGTATATCTCCCATGTCGGTATCTTATAATTCAACTCCTAGACATAATCTGGAAGATATTCTTTATAAAAGTACAGTATTACTTAAAATCTATTCCGCTAGTGATGTTCCTGGTAAGGTATCTGTGGCGAGAAACCATGCATTTAA